TAAGATTGCAAAGATGTACAACGAAGCAATGGTCATAATTGAGAGTAATGATGCTGGTCAAGTTGTTTGCAATACTGTTTATTATGAATATGAATATGATAACACATTTGTCGAATCTTCGGTGAAGCGAGGCGGCATTGGAGTTACCATGACTAAACGAGTAAAAAGAATTGGATGTTCCAATCTAAAAGATTTGATCGATCTTGGTAAGTTAAAGATATGTGACGATGATACAATTCGAGAACTCGCCTCATTTGAAATAAAGGGTTCAAGTTTTCAAGCAGCTCAGGGAAATCATGATGATCTTGTGATGAACCTTGTTCTATTTGCTTGGTTTGTTTCATCCGAAGCGTTTGGTGATATCAGTGATGTTAACCTTAAAGAAGTTCTTTTCCATCAAAAAATTCAGGATATTGAGGATGATATTCCTCCTTTTGGTGTCATTGATGATGGAACAAGTTACGCAAACAGTGAATATGAAAGAATGGTTGAGGCTCAGAAAACTTGGAAGTCGCTCTAAAACACACTATTTATAAATAACATTATTGAGACACATCTTATTATGTACAAAACTTATCATTCAATAAAAATAACTGAAAGGAATAACGCATGGGATTTCTAGTATCACCTGGCGTCGATGTCAACGAAGTTGACTTGACAAATGTGATCCCGGCAGTATCAACTTCGATTGGCGGAATCGTTGGTCCATTTAAATGGGGCCCCGTTGAAGAAGTTGTTAGTGTTGGATCCGAAGTCGAACTGGTTTCCAATTTTGGAAAACCCGACTCTAATAATTACGAGCAGTGGTTTCAAGCCGCAGCTTTTTTACAATACGCAAACGCTCTAAACGTTTATCGCTATAACTCGACTAGCTTGAACAATGCTAGCACCGACGGCGGAACTTGGTTGGTCAAAAATTCCGATAACTACGAGAGTCAATCACTCTCATCGAGTCCGGCAGACAACTACTTCGTCGCTCGTTATCCGGGCGCTCTGGGTAACTCTCTGAAGGTTTGTGTTATCACAAGCGACAACTTCGCTGAAGATAGTCCCTCGCTTGGTGGAAATGCAAATTCGATTGCTATCGCCGCGGTTGACGCCGCTCCTGATGCTGGTGAAATTCATATCGTTGTTCTTGACGAAGATGGAGATATCACTGGAACAGCGAATTCGGTTCTTGAGGTTTTCAAGGATCTCAGTGTTACTGCTGGCAAGAGAGATGATGGAACTTCGAAATACTACGTTGATGTTCTTGAAACTTCTTCTGCTTGGGTTTGGCCTACTGCCGACATTATCAGTGCTACCAATACCGACTCTCCGGCCGATGACTACAACTTTAGTTTGACTGGCGGATCCGATGGTACAGCTCCCACAACTGCTAACATTCAGTCGGTATACACCACTGCTTTCGGAGATTCCGACACGTTGGATGTTAACATTCTGATTGGTCCTTCTTCCTCGGATACATCTATTGTTTCGTATACTGCAGCAAATGCTGTCATTTCCGTTGCTTCTGCTCGTAAAGACTGTGTTGCGGTTGTTTCTCCTCCTACCACTGGTACGTCGGGAACGGCTCTTCAATCGACCGTCGCAGCTGCTGTTACAAACGCTAAAACTTGGGCGGATGGAGTTAGTTCCAGTTCCTATGGTATCATGACATCCTCGGCTGTCTATGTTTACGACAAGTACAATGACGTTTATCGTTGGATTAGTTCGGCTGGTCACGTTGCGGGTCTTCTCGCCAATGTTGATAATGTTGCAGAGACATGGTTCTCTCCGGCTGGTTACAACCGTGGTCAACTTCGGGGCGTTGTTAAACTTGGGTATAACCCGACATCCGCTCAGCGTGATACACTCTATAAGGCTCGTGTTAATCCTCTCGTTTCTTTCCCCGGCCAAGGAATTATCCTTTTCGGTGATAAGACTGCTCAGAGCAAACCGAGTGCCTTTGATCGTATCAACGTTCGCCGTTTGTTCATCGTATTGGAAAAAGCAATCTCTACTGCTTCCAAATATCAGTTGTTTGAATTGAATGACGAGTTCACACGAGCAATGTTCCGCAACATGACAGAACCTTTCCTTCGGGATGTAAAGGGTCGTCGTGGTGTTACGGACTTCCTCGTTGTTTGTGACGAAACAAACAATACCGGAGAAGTGATTGATTCGAATCGATTCGTCGCTGATATCTACATCAAACCCGCTCGTTCGATTAACTTCATTACTCTGAATTTCATCGCTACACGTACTGGTGTTGAGTTTTCTGAGATTGCTGGACAACAGTAATATAAATACTTAAAGAAAGGAAACTATTATGGCACTAGGAGTAGACGATTTTAAATCAAAGATGATCGGTGGCGGCGCCCGCCCCAATCTGTTCAAGGCGACTGTCAACTTTCCGGCTTATGCTGGAGGTGACAGTGAATTGACACAGTTTTTGGTCAAAGGCGCTCAGTTGCCGGCGAGTGTTATCGCTCAGATTGACGTACCATTTCGTGGTCGTCAGCTGAAGATTGCTGGAGACCGCACGTTTGAAAACTGGACAATCACCGTCATCAATGATGCCGGAATGAGTGTTCGGAACGCTTTTGAACGTTGGATGAACGGCATGAACGAACACAACGCCAATCTTGGATTGGTTAACCCGACAGACTATCAAGCCGACATGCTCATCGAGCAACTTGACAAGGCTGAAAATGTAACGAAACGATATCAAATCCGTGGAGCATTTCCTGTAAATGTTGCGGCGATTGATTTGAGTTACGATACAAATGATGCTATTGAAGAGTTCACCGTCGAACTTGCTTATCAATATTGGGAATCGCTGGGTGGCAATTGGGCCACAACATCTTAATTAGATATTAATTCAAACATATTCACCCTGTAAGTTCTATCCTTACAGGGTGAATAAATACATTTATGGAAATTTTTGGCTACCAGATAAGTAAAAAGATAACACCGACAGTTAAAAAAGAAATCATTTCACCCATTCCTAAACCGAATGATGATGGTTCTTCTACAACAACGGTTTTTTCCGGTGGTCTCTATGGTCAATATATTGATCTTGGAGATTCGGCCACTGTTTCCGATCACGATCTTATTCTTAAGTATCGTGAAGTTTCTACACAACCTGAGGCAGATACCGCAATTGCGGATATTGTAGATGGTGCTATAGCATCATCTGATAAATCTTCTCCGGTAGATCTCTCTCTTGATGATCTGGATCAACCAGATAGTATCAAAGGGAAGATCATTGAAGAATTTAATAAAATTCTATCGCTTTATCGATTTAATCATAAGGGACATGATCTTTTTCGCAATTGGTATATTGATGGCCGCGTATATTTTCAGATCATCATCGATAAAGAAAATCCAAAACGAGGAATCGTAGAACTTCGTTATATTGATCCCACAAAGATTAGTAAAGTAAAGGAAGTCAAAAAAGTAAGAGACAAGAGTTCCGGAATCGAGTATGAAAAAGTAGTATCGGAGTATTATGTCTATTCCGAAGGTACTTTGTCCAATACCGACATGAAGGCGGGCCAAGGAATTAAATTGGATAAGGATTCTGTCATCTTTGTCAATTCCGGCCTCTTTGATCCATCTCGGACAAAATCGATTGGATATCTTCATAAAGCAATTAAGTTAATCAATCAGTTGAGATTCATGGAAGACTCTTTGGTTGTTTATCGTGTTTCTCGGGCACCCGAAAGACGAATCTTCTATATTGATGTTGGTAACTTGCCAAAGGGTAAGGCTGAAGAATACGTTCAAAGTGTTGTTTCTAGGTATCGTAATAAACTTGTTTATGATGCAAGTACCGGAGAAATCACTGATGATCGTAAACACATGTCAATGTTGGAAGATTTTTACCTTCCAAGAAGAGAAGGTGGCCGCGGAACTGAAATTACCACTCTGGGTGGTGGAGAAAATCTTGGACAGATAGATGATGTCGTCTTCTTTCAAAGAAAACTTTATAAAGCTCTAAACGTTCCGATCTCTCGTCTTGAAAGTGATACCGGATTTTCTCTTGGTCGAGCAACAGAGGTTTCTCGGGATGAGGTAAAGTTTCAGAAATTCATCGATAAGATTCGAAAGAAATTCTCTCTTATCTTTATTGAAGCGTTGAAGGTTCAATTGATTCTAAAGGGTGTCATTTCTCCAAACGATTGGAGCACAATCGAAGAATCAATCAATATTGACTTTATTGAAGATAATTATTTTTCGGAACTCAAAGAATTTGAGATTCTTCGCGAAAGACTTGAAATGCTTCAATTGGTTGAGGAACAAATTGGCAAATACTATTCTCGGGAATGGGTTCGTCGAAATATTCTCCACCAATCTGATGAAGACATTACGAAAATTAATGATCAAATTGAAAAGGAAAAGGATTCATCTCAGGATGATGAAGATGAATTTGAGGTTTAGTAATATGACTAACAATATGGTGATAAGAGGGCCGTATAACCATTTCCACAATTGATGGAGACTTACGTAAAAGTATAGATCAAGAAATTGAGAAGAAATGGAAAACAAAAAAACTATAAATACCAATTATGTCAGAACAAATATTTAAAGCGCTTATAAAGAATGATAATGATGAAGCTTTGAGCGAATTCAAAAGTGCGATTCAACAGAAATTGGATACAGCGATGAATGTTCGTCGCATTGGATTGACTTCGGAAATCTTCAACGGTGAAAACTCCGTTCCGGTTACTGAAGAAGTGAAACTTGAAGAAGCGGTATCTGCCTCCAAATTTGTGAAAGGCGGAGACGATAAGATTAAACAATCCGAAGTCGATATGCTTCTTGGAAAGATTTACGACGATTCGAAACTGACAAAGGCTCTTATCTCCAGTAAAGCGTATGGTGATGGAGAATCCAATCCGAAGAAAAGGAATCCATACAAAACGGATACAATTGACTTTCACCTCTATCAGTTGGGACAACAAGTAGAACTATCTCGCCGATAATGAACACTAATACTCAATGGAATAATCTCGTTTCTACGTCCTCTCAGGTTCTCTCTCATGTAGAATCTATTCAAGAGGATGGTCACACCGATGTTGCATCAGCTCTTGGAGGAATCCGTATCGCCAAAGAGGCGCTCAACAACATGGAAGAAATTTTGAAGGGAATGAATCCCGAAGACGATCTGCCATCATGGTGGACAAATCAAGTGGCCGTTTCGGTTTCTCAACTGGACGATATGGCTGATATTCTAAAAAAGAAGGTAGAAAAATGACAATCATTCCACTAGCGGCAAAAGAAACGCCGAACTCAACGGCCTCTAATATATCTGAGGCGTCACACGTTTACATTTGTAACACTAGCACATCCGCGTCTGGACAAGTTACACTCCAAACAAGTGGGGGTGTAGCCATTGGAACATTTGATGTTCCGGCAAGTGGTCAAATTAATATTAAGAAGAAGAACACTGAAAAGATTCTTACTTCGGCCGCAACACTTACATGCACACCGATTGGTTATTCTAACTAAGATGAAACTGATCACCGAAACACAAGATGTACAATTGGAGTACATCACAGAAGCCAATAAGAATGGTGGCAAAGATGTCTTTATTGAAGGCGTCTTTATGCAAGCGGAAAAAGAAAACCGCAACAAAAGAATTTATCCTAAAACGGTTCTGGAATCAGCAACCGAAAAATACATAAAGGAACAGGTTACTACTGGACGAGCCGTTGGGGAGTTAAATCACCCCGAAGGTCCAGCAATTAACTTGGATAAAGTTTCACACCGTATTACCGAACTCAAATGGGAAGGTAATAACGTTGTTGGAAAGGCACTTATCTTGGATACACCCATGGGTAAGATTGTGAAAGGTCTCGTAGAAGGAGGCTGCAAGCTAGGTGTCTCAAGTCGTGGTATGGGAACTGTTGAATCAAGAGAAAACAAAACGTTTGTAAAGAATGATTATATTCTTGCGACCGTTGACATTGTTCAAGACCCCTCCGCCCCCGAAGCCTTTGTAAATGGCATCATGGAAGGAGTTGATTGGATCTTGGAGAATGGTATTCTTAAACCTCAGCAAATTGAAGAATATGAGACTGAAATGGAGAAGGTTAATTCCTCGCAGATCGCTGCGGCACAGGAACGAATCTTCAGAGATTTCCTCTCCAAACTCTAAATTCAAAATAAGGTATTAAACCCAATGTCTGAAGAAAAACAAAACGAAGAAATCGTTGTCGAAGACGTACAGGAAGATAATCTTGTAGAGAATCAGGAGCTTGTACAGGATACACCTGAAGAAGTTACTGAGGAATCTGTAGAAAATCTTTCTGATTCGGTACTCAACGTTCTTCTCGGTGAGGCTAAGAAGAAAAACGAAGCTGAACACGAAGACGAAGAGTCTGACGAAGACGAAGAGTCTGAAGAAGAGGAAGAAATGGAAGAAACCGTCGAAGTAGACGAAGAAACCATTGAAGAATCTTCTGTTAAAGAAGAGGACGAAGAGTCTGAAGAGTCTGAAGAGTCTGAAGAAGACGAAGAGTCTGAAGAGTCTGAAGAAGACGAAACACCCGAAGAAAGTGTTAAAACAAAAGCGGGCATCCTCGCTGATGCTTTCTCTACTATCAAATCCATGAAGAAACATGATCTTGTCAAAGCATACGAAGCGATGCATGGCGATGATGATGAAGAGGAGGAGATGGAAGAGGGTATGCATGACAAACCCAGTACAAAGGCTGAGATGATCAACGCCATGTACAAGGAAATGAAGGGGATGAAAAAAGATGAATTGATGGCTGCTTATGACGCCATT